AGGCTTCCGACGGACAGCGCAGCCGGCGCATCGTGATTCGCGAAGCGCTCACGGCCGGCGTGGTCAACCGGAACGGACGGCGGTACACCGAGCAGGCGGTTCGCGCCGCGGTGCAGGAGCTGCAGCCGAAACTCCGCGAAAGCGCGGGGCAAGGGCGGGCGATCCTCCACACCGCAGACGGCGACCCGCTCGTCGGCGAAGCAGACCATCCGAGCGACAAGGGCGGGCGCCCTGCGCTGCTGGAAACGGTCGTCGTATGGACGGACGTCGCATATGACGAGGCGTCGCGCGCGGTTTCCCTCACGGGCACCATCGCGGACACCCAGCGCGGACGGGACATCCAGGCACTTGCCGATATCGGGCTGCTGCCCGGCGGAAGCCTGCGCGGGAATGGCATCTCGCAGGTCGTCGACTTCGGCGAAGGCCAAGTTGAGGAGGTCGTGGAGCTTCATCTCACCGGCTACGACCTGGTGCTCACGCCGTCGTTCCAGAACACGGCCGTGATCGAGAGCAAGCAGGACGCACTGATTCAGCCCGCGATTCAGCGGGAGGAGAAACCACAGATGGACATCGAGACCGTTCGCAAGGCGTTGGGCCTTGCCGAGTCCGCCACCGAGGCGGACATTCTGTCGGCTGCGGCGCGCGCGCGTGAGGCCGCCGTGCAGCTGGAAGAGACCAAGAAGCGCGATGCGCTGACGCGCGCCATCGACGAGGCCTGCAAGGGCCTGCCGTACGACGCCGCGCTCAACGCGCAGTTCCGCGATGAGCTCGCCGAGGACGCAGCCGATGCGTCGGCCGTCGCCGCTCGCGCGAACAAGCTCCGCAAGCGCTACGATCAGCTGGCCGCCGCGTCGGCGCTGAAGTCGCAGGGCTACAGCGGCCCGCTCGCGGGCATCCAGGTGGCGCCGGTGTTCGAGAAGGAAACCGGGCAGCCGGCCTACGCGCGCTTGTCGCATGACCTCGCCGAGAGCGTGATGCAGCATCGCGGCGGCCAGCTGTTTAACGCTGCTTCGCCGCGCACCGCCAACGAGCGCGTCGCCGCGGCCGTGCTGAAGCGCTTCGATGAGCTGCACGGGGCGCAGCTGCAGCGCGAGGCGCAGCTGTACGCCGAAGCACACACGGCCACCGATCTCACGCTGCCGTACACGATCAGCCGCACGATCAACAGCGCGGTTTTCCCGTCTCTCGTCGCAACGAGCGTCTTTGACACGGCGCTGATGCAGAACAGCCCGGAGTACCTGTACTACGAGTCGTACGCCGAGGAGACGGGCCTCACGGCTACGGTGACCGATGAGGTTGTCGCGGCGCCGGCCACGCTCGGCAACACGAGCGCGCTCGCCGCGCAGCGCGTGATCCCGGGCACGGTCGTCGTGACCAACAGCGCCGGAAGCACGACCTACACCGAGGGCACTGACTACACCGTCGATTACGCCAACGGCCTGGTGTTCTTTCCGGCGTCGGGCGGCGCCATCACGGCGTCGCAGTCGCTCAAGATTGACTACCAGTACAAGGCGATCCGCAAGGGCGAGAACGCCGCGATCGAGCGCTCGAAGAACACGCTGTCGCGCATCTCGATCGAGGCGAAGGCCGACCGCCTCGCCGTCGAGATCACCAACGAGGCCGTGGTGTTCGGCCGCTCGCAGCTGGGCTATGACGTGGCGGCTCGCGCCGTTGCGAACATGACCAACGAAATCAACCGGATCATTGATCAGGGCCTGATTCGTCTGGCCATTCAGGCCGTCAAGGCGATTGCCTCGAACAGCGGCGGCACGTGGACCGTCGGCAGCACGCCCGACTACAGCGTCGGCGTGAGCACGATCGGCAAGGCCAAGGTCAAGGTGCTCAATCGCAACTATCAGCCGACGTTCGCGCTGATGAGTGCGACCAACAGTGATTTGATCGCCAACTGGACGGGCTTCTCGGCGTCGGGCCTGCGCCCGGACGGCGCGATCAACCCGGCGGGCTTCGTCGGCCGCGTCAAGGGCCTCGATGTGTTCGAGACCACGCAGATGACGGACACCGAGATCATCGTGGGCAACCGCGAGCTGGTGATGTTCCGCATCTTCCAGCCGCTGCTGGTCAAGGGGCCGTTCCCGTCCTACGACTCGAACAAGCTCAAGGCCAACGACCAGTGGTACATCGAGGGCTTCAACGCCAGCGCCGCGCCTGTCCCGCAGAAGGGCGCCTACATGGTCGTGGCGTAGACATCACTGCAGCAGGGAGGGATTCGCGCGAATCTCTCCCTGACACAATGACTACATGAAGCGATTCGTCCGAATCACCGCAATTGCCGAGCGCGTGCTTGTCGCCGAGAACTGGCTGTACGCAGGGGAGTCCCGCGTGGTGCATCGTCGCTACGCCAACATCGTAGCGGCGGCCAATCCCGGCGCGATCGTGGTGTCCGAGCTCGGCGACGGAGAGACGACCGAACCGCAGCCCGCCGTCCTGGAGGAGGTGATCCCGCATGCCCATCACGCGCCAGTCGCTGATCGACAGTCTGACCGCGGCGCTGTTCGCAAAGGACGGCGTCCCTAGCTCGACGCAGTACGCCGACGCCATCGACGCGGCGGTGCTGGCCTATTCGCAGCGCGTGCCGCTGGTGCGCACGATCACGCTCGCCATCACGGCGGGCGTTGCCACGTACGCACTGCCTGCGGATTTCCTCGCGCTGCTCTCGCTGGAAACGGGCACGGTGCTCGGCCAGCAGATCGCAATCACGACGGCGGGAATCGTGCCCCTCGGCGACGAGCCGGAAGAGGCCTACGAGATCATCGGCAAGAACCTGGTGTTCGACGAGGCGCCGAGCTACACCGCCGATCGCCTGCTCAAATACGCCGCTGCGCACGTCGTGGCATCTGGCAGCTATGCAGACCTGCAGGCGCAGGAGACGCGCCCGATCCTCTGGCGCGCCCAGGCCGACCTGCTGCGCATGCTGGCGATGCGCGAGGCCGGCAACGCGTGGTCGTATCGCATCGGCGACGAGGCTGTCGACAAGAAGGGCCTCGGCGACGCGCTGTTCAAGGCCTCGGACGCAATCGAGCGGCAGTACGAGAATGCGGTCGAGGCGCTGGGCGGCGGCGCCGGAACCGGCGGCGTCGTCGGCGTCCGATCCGATTACAGCGCCTGGAGGTGAGATGCTGAGCAGCGGCGACATGGCCAACATCCGAGCGGCGTTCGGCGAGATGCGCACCGACAACGCGGTCAGCATCGCGCTTCGGCGCGGCAGCACGACGCTCGCTGCGCAGTCGTTTCGTTTTGCGCTGACGGGCGGCGCGACGCGCAATGTGGCGACGACGCGCCCGGCGCAGGGCGCCAGCGAATCCACGGCGCAGGGGACGCTGGTCGGCGCGATCACGGCCGACGTCCAGATCGGCGATCGATTCACCAGCGGCGGCGTCGTGTGGCGCGTGATCTACGTGCGCCCGGATCGACGCGCGGCGACGCTGTGCGATGTGGAGGCAACGGCATGAGTGCGATCGGCTACACCTTTTCGTTTGACGACTTGCAAGAAAGCTTCCGGCGCCTCGGCGACAAAATGGTTCTCGATCTGGCCATTGAAACGGGCAAGTGGGCCAAGGAGACGGAAAACAAAATGCGTCACGAGGCGCACTGGACAGACCGATCGGGCGCAGCGCGCCGCGGCTTGTTTAGCGATCACGCGCGCGAAGGGAACGCAATCGTGGCGCGCTTCGGGCACACAATGGAATACGGAAGATTTCTCGAGCTCAGCCACGGCGGCAAATACGCGATTGTGATGCCGACCATTCAGGCAAAAATGCCAGACCTTGAAGCGCGAATGGCCAAATTGCTTGACCGGAGCGGAGGCTGACATGGCACTGACCGACACCATCAGCGCGCTGTTCCGGCGCCTCTCCCGCAGTGGGCAGACCGCAGATACAGCGGTCGCTGCCTCGCCCGTGACTACGCTGGACGACACGCCGCAGCCGTTGCGCATCGGGTGGACGCAGAGCAGCCCGTTCCGCGTGGATCGCAGTCGCAAGGCCATCGTCGAGGAGTGCCGGCGTCTCTACGAGCACGACCCGCGCATCCGGCGCATTCTGAAGAGCGTGTCGGCCGATGTCGTCAAAGGCGGCTACACGGTGACGGTGCGCAACGACCGCCGCGCCGAGGAGATCGCCGCGGCGCAGGAGCAGCGCCTGAAACTGACGTCGCGCCTCGACGACTGGACGCGGCTGTGCTTCATCGATGGTGATCTCTTCCTCGAAATCGGCGTCAGCCAGGTCGGACAGATCGCGGCCATCACGCGGAAGCCGACGCTCGAGATGGTGCGCAACAGCAACCACATTGACATGTTCGACGATCCGGAACGCGCGTTCTACTGGGTCGGCGATGCCGGCGAGTTCGCGTACGGCAACGAGCCGCCGCGCGGCGCCGTCCCGCTGCGGCAGTGGCAGATCATCCATGCGCGATGGGATCACGACGACGGCCGGCGCTACGGCACGCCGATGTTCCAGACGGCCGTGCAGACGGCAAAGTACGTCAGCGACGGCGAAAAGAACATGGCGATCCGCCGCCTCGTGCGCAGCGGGCTGCGCTACGCCCATCGCGTGGAAGGTTCGCAGCAGGAAGTCGAGCGCTACCGCAAGGCCAATCAGGACGCGTTGCTCGACCCATACGCCGCCGTCACCGACTTCTTTGGCAACAGCACCATCACTCGGCTGGACGGCGACGCCAACCTTGCGCAGTACGACGACGTCATGCACCACGTGCGCACGCTCGGCCTGGCGTCGCCGATCGCGCTCGGCCTGCTCGGCTACGGGCAGGACTTGAACCGCGACGTGCTCGATGAGCAGCAGCAGCAGTACGAGCGCACCCTGGAATCGATGACGGAGTGGCTGCAGGCGCAGATCGTCGAGCCGCTGCTTCATCTGGAGTGGATGCTGCACGGCATCTACCCCGACGGGATCGACTACGAGATCGTGTGGAAAGCGAAGCAGCCGTTCACGGCTGCAAACCTCAAGCTCGCCGCCGAGGCCGGCCTTGCGCTGCAGACGCTCGGCTACGACCCGGAGACGGTGCATGCCATGCTCACGCGTTTCATGCCCGGGCTGGCCGCGATTGCCCCGGCGCCGCCGACGCCGATGGAGACGTCGCCGGCTTCGATCGCCGCTGCGCTGGGGGCGCCGTGATTCAGGCCGCAGTGCAGTACCGCATCCAGTACGGCGCGCAGCTGCGGCTGCAGCTCTACACGGTGATGCGGACCACCGAGGCTTTCCAGCGCGCCGCAGACACGGCGCGCGCGCTGCTGGGCAAGGCGGCCGACGCCAACGGCATGGTGTCCGACCTCGCCGTCGGCGCGATCCGGCCGAAGATCGCCGCGGCCGTCGACGAGGCACTGGCCGAGTGGCAGCGCCTGCTCATCGCCGCGCGGCGCGAATCGGCATCGATCCCGTTCGGCACCATGCGCGTGATGCATCGGCTCGCCATGCGCGGGCGATCACGGCAGCGCTTCGGCGAGGCCGTG